ACCGAGTTTAGTTCTGATCGCTTCAGGTAGAATCGAAGTGTCGCCCACGGCATCAAAACGGAGAACCATGTTGGTATCTACGCCCTGATTTCCCTGCATTTGCATGTCGAGAAGTCGGCCTGAGATTTCACCCTTGCTAAGCGAAGGATTATCAATTCCCTTGATGTTGTCAGCTGATTTAAGTAATGACTTTCTGATATTCATTGTGTTCGCAATGTTGACGATTGCCTTTTCAAGTTGTTCTACTCTATCAAGAGTAGCAACCAAAGACTTTGCTAAACCTGCCTCTACGTATTCTGATTCATTTGATTTCTGGATGGACTGTTCAACAAATTCGCCATACTTAAGGTCGAGGGCCTCAACAGCCTTGGAGACGATTTCTTTTGTGAATTCATCAATGTCCAGATAAACTTCACCAGATTCTACGGATTTTTCTTCCTTTTCGTCGTCCTCTTCCTCTTTGGACTCACCCTTTTCATGTTTCTTTGATTCGCCCTTTTCGTCGTCCTTGTCGTCCTTCTTCTCGAAAGGATTTTCACCCTTTGTCAAATCAGGCTCGCCTTCAGATTTCTGCTGTGACTGAGTTGTCGTTGCTGTACCTGGCTCATTCGGTCCAGTTCCACCACCTTCGTGCTTAATCGTTGCAGGACGGGCTACAGGAGCTCTGCCGCCAGTGCCCTTCGGAGTTTCGATAGTGTCCTGTTCAGGACCGCCATCCTTAAAAGAGTCTCCACCTTCCGGACGAGATCCGCCATCGCCAGAACCGCCTTCAGCCTTGGGATGAGTCCCAGAGTTTGCGGCGTTCTTCTCGTCTTCAGCTTCCTTACCTGATGGTGCACCCTGAACTTCGTGCTTAACGGCTTCCGCCGGACCGCCAGTACCAGTATGCTGTGTATAGCCTTGAGCTTTATTAATGAGCTCTTTTACGGCGTTGAGAATATCAGACATTCGTTTTCCTCCGTGTCTATTTTGTAAATTAGTAAGATCTCGTCATTTTTTATAGCAAAACTTTGGAATCGTTAATTATTCTAACAAAATTCTCAATTCCATTTGCTTTATGAACAAGACCCACGATTGCTTCTAATAGCACATCGCTTGCATCAGGATGTACGGTTTTTAGAAGTGACATTAAATCTGTATGTGATTTGTGAGCATTGTGATAAGCTGATGAGAGACGTCTTTCGAGCTCCTCTTCTGAGGTTGGATTGTTTCCTGCCACGGCATTATTCTTTACTACATTCTTATTTGCGCCTTCTAGAGATTCTACACGTAAAGCCTCGCCATCGCCCGCATAGTTGCTACTACCCCATGTATTACCTGCCGACATACCGTTACCAGCCATGCCAGCTAAATCCTTCTTAAACGCAAGATCCTTCATTATATATCCCACAATCTCATCATATGCAGGAGGGACGAAGGATTTTGACACGGCTTCGAACGTAGCTTCAGTGTTCACAGGGATGTGCGTCACTGCTACGTTTGTTACCTTGGCTTTAATGATTTTTGATTTATTGATGGCAGAGCGGGCTACTACTTTTCCTTCGATGGAATAACCTAGTTTTCTTGGATAACCTAATGATTTTAATTCAGTGGCTAGAGTCCAGACGTGGGTTGCCATTTCGTTATTAAACAGCATTCCCTTTGTAAAGAAGCCAACATGGTCGATTTTTGAATAGACAGGAATTCCGATTACGTGATTTGGTGAGTTGTTGTGCATCCAATTGAGCCAGCCTTGATTGACATAATAAGATATGTCAAGGCCTGATTTTACAATAGATTCGCCATCAGAATCCCATGCTGGCGTTGAGGCGTATCCTTGAATGAATCTTCCAGTCGCCTTCGTAGCATCAAAATTCTGATTTTGGAACTCAGCCTTATTAATTTCACCTTCAACAAAATCAAGATCGTCGGTGTAAAACTGAAAAATATCATCAATTGTAGGGGTGTTCGGCATTATTATCCTTCCCGTTCAAAAGTTAGCTTATTAATTGATTCATTGACTATATTAGTCGAATTTCGCCAATTTTATTGAGTTTTTGACTAATTTAGCATTTAGTAATGCCTGATGAGGAGATCTAGAACTATTTTCCGCAACCGAGTACACGAAACCTAGAGTCGGGGTATAATGGTTTCAACGGACCTTAAATAGTGGAAGATAAAATTCATTCAATTCAAATGGTATAGATGGAGGTTCAAACCAAAATGGGCAATGATGAAAAGAAGGCTGATAATGACAGTGTGCGTGCAATTGCCTCTACGTTCAATACGCTCAACCGATTAGTACGAGAAAAAGAAGGCCTTAATGCATCAATCCCTGAAACAACCCTTCCCGCACAATATAGTGATCAGTCCTCTGTCGATGTAATCGAAGATGAAGCCTTCGCCAATCAATGTGAGCAGGTTGCCGCTTTACAATTTGCGGGCCAAAAGAAAGATGCAATTTGTAAGACATTAGAAATAGAGCTGAAAGATTATAAAAAGATTGTTTTGTCACCAGAGTTTGTTGAAATTAAGAAGCGAATAGCCGAAGACCAGAAAGTAAATATCCTCAGCAAAATTCTTGGTCAAGTAGACTCAGCAGTCATGGCTTTAGCCGAATTAATGGATACCGCCGATGAAGATAGAACACGATTAAATGCGGCTGCATTAGTGTTAGAACATGCCGCTAGACTTCTAGAAGATCAGAAAACCCAATTCCCAAACATCGGTAACGTCATTAGAGATGCTGCAAATAGCGGTGAACCTGTCGTCATGAATCTTGCGCAGGTCATTATGAGACAGAGGGATGAACGCGGACTGAAATGAGAGAAATAAACTATGAGTTCGACCCCGTCAAAAGGATCAAACAAAGAAATAACTTCGCTAAAGTTAACAGAGTGCCCAGAAGAAGGGCAGAGCCAAACGCCTTGGAATGGAGATTACAAAAAGCACTTGGCCCATCATTTACTTATACAGGCAATGGGTCGTTCACAATCGACAATCTTAAGCCCGACTTCGTTGATAAAACTCGCAAGATTGTTGTTGAAGCCTACGGAAACTACTGGCACAGAAATGAACCGCTCTCAAAGACAATGCAAAAAGTTGCCCGATATCAAAGACACGGATACAGAGCCATAATCATTTGGGAGTCCGAAATTAACGATCCCATCAAATTAAGAAGAAAATTGGCACTGATATGAGAACAGAATTAGAGCAGCAGGCAATGGATGAATTGGTCAAAAGATTTTTGACGGACCATCGTTTCTTTATTGAAACTGCTATAAGCATTAAGGACAAAGACCGTTTCATTGTGCCCTTCGTTTTCAATCCAATTCAAGATTTATTCTATAAGAAATATATGGAGATGAATGCATTAGGCATTCGACGACATATTATTCTAAAACCCCGCCAATTAGGATTCACTACTCTCATTTGCGCCATGTTCTTGGCTGAATGTATTCTTGTGCCGAATACTGTTGCAGCAATCATTGCTCATGATGCTGAATCTACTGCCAGAATATTTGAAATCACCAAGTTGATGTATGAAAAATTACCCGAGGAAATTAGACCTCAAAAGAAGTACTCTTCTAAGAGAGAAATTGTATTTGAAAATATTGGCAGTAAGATATTCATCGGTACAGCAGGATCGGTTGGCTTTGGACGAGGAACAACTATTAACCTTCTCCACTGCTCTGAATTTGCCTTCTGGGACAAGCCTGAAGAACTTCTTCCATCTTTGTTAGAAACAGTTCCAAAAGACAATGGTGTCATCATCTATGAGACTACCGCAAACGGTTACAACCATTTCCACGATGATTACTTGACCGCCGTCAACACGACTGATATGGATCGTCGAATCAATCAAATTCCATATCCTCATTTCTATAGATGGTTTGATCATCCTGAATACCGTTTCAAGCTTGAGCAGGCTGAAGAAGATTACATCCGAGAGTCTTTGACCGCCGATGAAGAATCAATGATAAAAGTCCACAATCTTGATCTTGGTCAGATCATGTGGAGGAGATCAAAGCAAGCTTCCCTAAAAGAAAAATTCATGCAGGAATATCCCGAGGACGATGTTTCGTGCTTCATCGCCTCAGGAAAGCCATTCTTCGATCGAATGATAATCAAGTCAATCGGTCTTTGGATAGAAGAGAATAAAGTTGCTTCATGGGCCAAGAAAGAGATGGACGATAAAATCACCATCTACAAACAGTTCAAAGCAGACGGTCAATATATAGTATGTGTAGATCCTGCAGAAGGAAATCCTCAATCTGACAACTCGTCAGCCTATGTGTTGCGATTGAATAAAGACCCTATCTTTGTAGAGTTTTGTGCCGAAATTTCAGACAAACTTGCTATGCCCAAGTTCTACAGATTGATTTATCACCTAGCGGCGCTTTATCGATATCCGCGGTTAGTAATAGAAAGAAATAATCACGGTCATTTGCTCAATTACTGGGCGACGAACGGATATATGCAAGATCAAATAAAGATTCTAGACAGATATCCCAATGTCTATACAGGAAAAGACAGTAAGCCGGGATTTGTGACAACAAGTACGACAAGACCTCTTATCCTTGATAATCTGGGCGAACTGTTGAGAAACAACATGCTTGTGGTATACTCAAGGACGTGGTTAGATCAAGCTTTATCTTTCATCTATAACGACGCAGGAAGGCCTCAGGCTCAGGTT